ATGCCTGCACCACCTGTGGATGGGCGTTTAATGCCCCACTGCTTTGAAGGACTGCTGTGTGTATTCTGCAGAGGACCTTTGTCTTCTTTTGATGCTCTAAAATGTAAGAGCAATTATTACAACCGAGTAAGAAGAGGGGACAACGACTATGGAGCTTGTGTAAGCTGCACAGAGAAGGCCCTCATACTCGAAAGGACTGTTTTTCCTGCTGTTCCTGTGGATGGTGAGCTAATAGAGATAATACTTGGAAAAAGCCTCTTGGAAGTGATTATTAGGTGCTACCACTGCGGCAGTGCTCTTAATGAGAATGAGAAGAACCGACATCTCCTTGACCAAGAACCATTTATGAGCGTCAGAGAAAAGTACCGGGGACGGTGCTACGACTGCTCCAGCGATGGTAGCCGGCCCTGCGTGTTTGACTACACTTCCGAAGATCAATAAGCCAGATGGAGTGGAATTGATACTCAGAAAACTTCCTTTGAGACCTCCACCACCTAAACCTGCAAGATGCATGCTTTCCAGCAGTAGTGGAATATATGGAGTTTTTATCTCCTGCATCTGCAGCACGACCGTCCGTATCTGCGTTGAATCTGGAAGGAAGTCAATTTTGTCCTTTCAAGACCTGCTGACAAACGATCTGACTTTCCTGTGTCCCAACTGCGCGCGCAAAAATGGCTTCTGATCAAGGTGAATCTTGGGGGTCTATCTTTATTGATTTAGAGGCAGATTGCTCAGGAACAGACAGTGATAAGGAAAATGTTGCAATAGACACCTGGAGCAGTGGGGATGAGGACTTTATTGATGATGCTTCAGCAGTTCAGGGAAACACCCTGGCAGTTTTCCAAACAGTGCAGAAGCAGGCGGGAGATGTGAAACTAAGGAAACTGAAAAGAAAGTTACAGCTTAGTCCAGGCAGGTCGGAAAACAGTGCTGGTAGCCCTTCTCAGGGCTCAGGGTCCAGTCGTTCTGGAATAAAGAGGAGTCTATTTCGTACTTTAAGCCCAGAAAATGAAGCTCACACTCCTTCTACGCAACAGCAGGTATTGTTGGGCACAAACTCAAATCTTATGGCGGGAAGTTCATGTAGTAACGGCTCCTTTAGCTTAGACATTCTGAGGGCAAAAAATGAACATGCTGTTAAATGCAGACTGTTTAAAGATGTTTATATTGCTGGTTTTACTGATCTGACAAGAGTATTTAAAAATGATAAGACTACAAATCATCAGTGGGTTGCAGCTGTTTTTGGAGTTCATGATGATTTCTTTACAGGAAGTAAACCATTGTTGGCAAATGAATGCTGCTATTTACAAGCTACCTGCAAGCCACATGAAAAAGGGAATATAGCCCTCTTTCTAATGGACTTCAGGGTAGCAAAATCTAGAGACACTGTGTCAAATCTGTTAAGTAGGCTCTTAAATGTGGGGCTTAAGGAATTAATGATTCAGCCTCCCAAAGTGCGAGGAACTAGCGCCGCCATGTTCTGGTATAAAAGTACTCTCTGCCCTCAAACCTTTGTTTCAGGACCGTTACCAAAGTGGCTGCAGTCTCAAATTTTAATCTCTGAGGCGTCAGATGAGGCACTTAAATTTGATTTTTCTCAAATGGTTCAATATGCACTGGACAATGACCTCACTGAGGAGTCCCAAATAGCTTTTAATTATGCACAATTAGCTGATACAGAAGCTAATGCTAGGGCTTGGCTTTCTCTTAATAATCAGGCTCGAATTGTTAAAGATGTGGCTACAATGGTAAATCATTACCAACGTGCAATGAACAAGAATTTAACTATTTCAGGGTATATTTATAAGCAGTGTCAAAGAATTACTGGTGAAGGTTCATGGATGAATATTATGAGATTCTTGAATTTTCAGGGTATTGAACCAATAAGATGGGTCAATGCTTTAAGGCCATGGTTAAAAGGTATTCCAAAAAAAAACTGCATTGCAATAATTGGCCCACCTAACACAGGGAAGTCATTGTTCACCAACAGCCTCATCTCATTTTTCAAGGGAAGAGTCCTAAGTTTTGCCAATAGTCATAGTCATTTTTGGCTTTCTCCTCTCTCAGACACAAGGGTGGCTTTGATAGATGATGCTACACATTCTTGTTTGAAATACTGTGATATTTATTTAAGAAACTTTTTTGATGGATATCCTGTTTGTATAGACAGAAAGCACAGGAATGCTGTGCAAATTAAATCCCCTCCCCTACTACTCACAACCAATGTAGATATACCAAATGAGGATAAATATTGCTATCTCCATAGCAGGGTTATGTGTTTTTACTTTAGGGAGCAGCTCCCATTTGACAATGAAGGAAACCCAGTGTTTACAATTTCTGATGCAGATTGGAAATTTTTTTTTGAAAGGCTAAGGGGACGTTTAGAACTCAGCGACCAAGAAGACGAGGGTGAAGATGAAAGCAGCAGTGGAACGTTTATATGTACTGCAAGAGCAGCAAATGGCTCATATTGAAGACAATAGTACAGACTTAAAAAAACATGCGGCGTATTGGGGGGCAGTAAGAGCTGAGAACTGTTTGCTGCATGCAGCTCGCAAAAAGAACTGTACTCGTCTTGGAGTTTGTCCTGTCCCCTCTCTTGCTGCCTCTGCAGCCAAGGCCAAAGTTGCAATTGAAATGCAACTGATGCTGCAGGAATTGATTAATTCAAAATGGGGAGATGATCCTTGGTCTCTAACGGAAGTGAGCCATGAACAGTACACTGCAGAGCCTAAAAACACTTTTAAAAAAAATCCTCGAATAGTAGAGGTCACATATGATGGTGACTCTCACAATAAGACCTGGTATACTGTGTTTGGGGAGGTGTACGTGCACACCGCAGCGGGTTGGACTTTCACCAGGTGTGGCGCTGATGAAACGGGCTTATTTCTCGACCTATCGGGATGCAGAGAATACTATCGTCTTTTCGCTGAGGACGCGGGGCGCTTTAGCACCAAAAACATGTGGGAGGTAAATGACCAGGACAGTCGGTTTCATTATCCCCTTCCTTCCTCAACAACTAGAGATTCCTCTGACGGGCCGCCAGTGCCTCGACGAAGGGACATTGACGAGGAGGGTCCCAACGAAGCCGAGCCACAGCCTCCTCGAGTCTTTGTCGGAGCCGAACCCATCGGAGGGCGCTCTACTGGGAGACGTGGGCCACGCGCAAATCCCTACCCCCTACCAGGAAGCCAGGGGCCAGCCTGTTTGCCACTGCCACGCTCACGCAGGCAACCACTCGGTGTGTCGGGCTCTGTATCGTCGGACCCTGAATCAGAGGAGGAAGAACCAGACTCGACAGCGGAAGATCGCAATCCACTGCTAAACCACCCTCCCCTCAGAACTGCTCAGCCTACGGTATCGGGATTTGACCCTTTCCAGGGTATTCCTAGAACTCCAAGCCTCCTTATACAAGGTAATGCCAACAAAGTTAAGTGTTTGCGTTTTAGACTGAAGAAGTACCACAGAATAAAATTTGCTGATGTCACAACAACCTTCTGGGTGACTGGTGATGAGGGCTCCGATCGCAAAGGGAGTGCTACAATAATGGTGACTTTTAGCAGCATGGAACAAAGAGGCTCTTTTCTTGGGACTGTTTCAATTCCTGAAGGACTCGTTACAAGAACTGTCAGCATAATGTTAGATTGATTCTGAGCTTGGACTTTCTTGGTCGTGGGTGCATGCTGCTTAACCCCATGGTGCTTAAAAATACCTAGCAAAATGTTGAAATACCCTTTGTAAATATTGTCTTTGTTGTACTTTGAAATTTTTTAGTAAACGTGGAAAATGGCTGTTCGTGTCCGGAGTGGTCGGGTCAAGCGAGCCAGCCCCTATGATCTATACAGAACATGTGCAACTGGAGATTGTCCACCTGATGTTATACCCAAAGTTGAAGGAAACACACTTGCAGACAAAATATTAAAATGGGGAAGCTTAGGTGTTTACTTTGGTGGCCTAGGAATAGGCACTGGGCAGGCTAGACCTGGTCTTGGTACATATACGCCACTTGGAAGAGGAGGGGGGGGTGTCACACCTCGACCAGGCACACGTCCACTGGGGACACCATTTGGAGGAAGGCCCATTGACACCATAGGGTCAGGCATAGGACGGCCAGGCATAGGACGACCAGGAACAATAGACACTCCTGTTGATAGTATTCTTCCAGAGTCCCCTGCAGTGGTCACCCCTGATAGCATGCCCACAGATCCAGGAATAGGAGGCATGGATGTTGATGTAGAGCTGGTAGAGGAACCGTCAATACGACTGATTGAGCCACATGCCCCTGATGACGTTGCAGTGCTTGATGTGAGGCCGACTGAGCATGACCTGAGTGTCCGAACAACAAATTCCAGCACTGTACACCACAATCCGTCATTTCAAGGGGGCAGTACATTATATAGTGAGGTTGGGGAAACATCTGGAGTAGAAAATGTGCTGATAGCAGGGAGCAATATTGGGGGGGAGGCACATGAGAACATTGAATTGCAATGGTACACAGAGCCTCGCAGCAGCACCCCAGCTGACACTCCTGTTGGAAGGGTCAGGGGCAGAGCAAACTGGTTTAGTAGAAGGTATTATGACCAATACACAGCTGAGGACATAGGCCTCCTTACTGACCCCAGGGATTATTTTTATGAGGTGGAAAATCCAGCATTTGAAGGGGATAGCTTTGATGTTGCAGGGCCTGCTGTATCTGCTGAGCCTTTACAGGTTGAACTAAGAGATATAACGCATGTTAGTGCTGCCAGGGCTCTGAGTGGACCCTCAGGAAGAATTGGTTTGGGGAGGATTGGGTTTAGAAGCACATTGCAAACTAGGAGTGGTGTGTCAATTGGTCAGCCTTTGCATTTCAGATACTCTTTCAGCACAATTGCTGGAGAAACCAGTCTTGAACTGTTGCCTCACAGTTTTTCCCAGGAACCTGTAGATGTAGGATTCTATGAAACTGCAGCAGGTGACTCTGATTTTGTGTTGGTCGATCTTGACTCAACTGAGAGCATCTACAGTGACAGCCACTTGATAGACAGTGACACAGACAGTCTGCATGGAATTTTAGTTTTGTATGAGAATGAGGCAATTGACACTGTGCCTGTAGAAACTGTAGACCAGTTCCCCCCTGACTTAATACAGAGGCCTGTCACAGTCCCTGACACAGGCTTGTGGCCGAGCAGTAAGGGAGAACCACCTGCTGTGATTGCTGAGGATGACATTCCAGGAATTATTATCTTGACAGATAGCGATGCAGGCTTCTTCTGGAATACTTTTTTGCACCCAAGCTTACTCTCCAAAAAAAAAGGAAAAAAGACATTCTGATAATTGTTTTACAGATGGCGGTGTGGCAGCAAGGACAGAAGGTATTTCTACCCCCTGCACCTGTGACAAAAGTCGTGTGTACAGAATCATTCGTGAAAAGAAAAGGTTTCTATTATCATGCTGAAACAGAGAGATTGCTGACTGTTGGGCATCCCCTATTTCCCATTCCTGAAAAAAAAATACCAAAGGTCACAGGAAACCAATACAGGGTGTTTAAAGTTAAACTTCCAGATCCAAATTTTTTTGCATTACCTGATAGAGCCCTCCATAATCCAAACAAGGAAAGGTTAGTTTGGACCCTATTAGGATTGCAGGTTTCAAGGGGAGGTCCACTAGGACTACCTGTTACAGGCAATAATCTTTTCAATGTGTGGACAGATGCAGAAAATGTCAACTCAAAAAGGAATCTTGCAGGTACAGATGACAGAAAGCAGCTTGGTACAGACTGCAAGCAAACACAAGTATTACTGGTAGGGAGCAGCCCAGCTATTGGAGAGTACTGGGGTAAAGCCCTGGCTTGTGTTGATAGTCCCCCTGCAAAAGGTGATTGTCCTCCAATTGAATTAAAGAACAAACATATTGAAGATGGAGATATGATGGACATAGGATTTGGTGCCTGTGATTGGAAAGCTTTTAATGGCAATCTATCAGATGTACCACTAGATCTAGTGAACTCCATAAGTGTATATCCTGATTATTTAAAAATGGCAGAGGAAGCAACAGGTAATCACTGTTTTTTCTATGCAAGGAAAGAAAATATGTATATCAGACATGTTTACAGCAGAGGCGGGGAGGAAAAGGAGGCTATTCCCAAGGAAATGACTGTGCCACAGCAGGTTCCAGATAATAAGGACACGTCTTTCACCTTCTTTGGTACACCCAGTGGGTCTTTAGTGTCCACTGAAGGTCAGATTTTCAACAGACCATATTGGCTGTATCAGGCCCAAGGAATGAATAATGGTGTGTGTTGGGACAACACCCTGTTTGTCACTGTTGGGGACAATACCAGGGGAGGTGTAATCAACATCTCTGTTACGAACAATGAGGAGAAGCAGGAGCAATATCAGGGGGCTAATATAAACATATACATGAGACATGTTGAGGAATACAAGCTTGGCTTTATCTTTGAGCTGTGCTCAGTGGACCTGTCAGCTGAGAATGTTTCATATTTGCAATCTTTCTATCCTTCAGTGCTAGACACTTGGGAAATAGGGGTTCAGCCTCCACCATCCTCTGTATTAGAAGACACTTATAGATATCTTGAGTCTGCAGCTACTAAATGTGCTCCACCGGCTGCTGCTGCCGAGGAGAAAGATAGGTGGTCAGATCTGACCTTTTGGACACTAGATTTGACAGAAAAGATGTCCAATGACCTTGATCAGTTTCCACTGGGACGTAGGTTCCTTGCCCAAAATGGTGTTAGTTGCAGTGTAAGGAAAAGGAAGGCTTCAGCTCCTGCAGAAAGAAAGAGCAGATCTACAAAAAAAAGAAGACCCGGAAAATGAGTGGGCTTTGGTATGTATGGGTGGGTTTAACATTGCACAAATAAATATTTTTTTAATCTCTCGATGTGTCATATTATTGTGTGTGCACCACACCCGGTCGAGTTTGAACAAGACCACATCCTCTGGAGACGCTGCCATTCTGGCAAGTGCACGGCATTCTTGGCGCTGTGCACTGGCTGAAAACAAGCTGCGTTAGCAGTTTTAGAGGACTTGTCCTTACTCGCATTCACCGCCAGAGCTGCAGCTGTGCACCGGATTATCACCCAGGCAACGGTGAGTAAGCGATGATGGATGAGGCTGGACAATAGACCGGTCCCGGTCGCTCAGTAACCTGGAGCTTAATACCGTCTTCGGTGTTTGGCGCCAAGGTGACGAGGCGGTGCTCAGTGTGAAGCGTCTATTGTTTTCATTCAGAGGGCAGGCTTTAAAGGGACCGCTATCCATTGATAAAATATCGATGGTATACTCTATGGTAAACCGTGTTCGGTGTTTCCTATATTTAAAGTCGTATTCTCAGCTGGAGGTCCGCTATACTCGAAAGTAGACCGATTTAGATGCTGTTTTTCTCATCTTTAAGACGATACTCTCACTGCCATTTTCTAGAATCAGTGCTGGTGGTACAGTACTTCCGAGCTCTGACCGAAATAGGTGTTGTTTTTAAAATTTTTAATCTGGTTTCTCTCACGGCCCTTTCTAAAATCCGACCGCTCGCGGTGGACTCGGATTTTGGTTTCGGTTATCCGATTTTCGGAAAGAATCGGATACTTCTGTCTGGAAAATCAGGGTACCGAAACTCGGCTGTCTGAATTCTATACCGCTTACGGTCACTTTGACAGTCTGAGCATCCTATAATTTATTCCGGCTAGAGGGCGCTCTTTCTACCTTAAAAACCGTTATCGGTGAATCTCCGCTTTTTGCTATACTTTTTAAAGGGGAATCCCCTTTAAATTTTTCTGCACCGTTCCCGGTGTTGTTTGCAGAGAACACGGAACAGCGTAGCACCGGGCGCGGTCAGCCAATCAAAAGCATGCATTTTCAGGAAATGACTGTGCAAAAATACAGGGAGCTGGAAAATAACCAATCAGGCCAACACCGGGAACCAATGGATTTGAAGTATACCTCTCGCGGTCGACCGTACGCGGTTTCTAATTTTATTTGTGCAGATTGTTGTTAACAATCATAAGCTCTATCTTGTAGCCAGAACTAGGAATGATGGGATGTCAACCTGCATTCTAGTATCGCCTGGGGTCCTTTGAAAGCATAA